CGAAGGTGAGCGATGGATGCACTCAGTTGCATTAGCTGCAGGCCGATCGACACCGTTTATCCAACGGTTGAAGTCGCTTGAAGTGAGTGTAATACCGCAGACCTTCCCAGGTCTGCAGTGGCTGGGCGAAGTTGGTTTCTCTCGTGACGAGATAGACCATATAAGCCTCGGCTTAATGCAGGGCCCCATCCCGCTTCTCAGTGATGAGGAGCGGAGCGCCCGTCGTGAGACGGCCGCGGTAGCGCTTAGAGCGATACGACAGGTGTGCTACGCTTTTTACAAGCTAAACATACCCCATACCGATGAACAAGAATCCAGAGTTCTGGAGGACTTTGTACGTGTGGATGCTGAGCTGCGTTTCGACGCTAGCCAAGCCCCTACGGAAGACCAGGCAATCATTAAAGAGGCACGGCATATTATTTGCCGCATTCTCGCTAATGCTGATCCTGATTCCGGAATCCCACGGCACGGTCCGGGAGCTGTTGCGACAGGTGAGAAATCATCTGAGAAACATGTATTCGGACGATATTATACTCGGCTCCATAGCCGGTATTCGTTCGATAAGTGGTTCCACTGTAACGTCTCCCACACCTGTGACTCCTTACAGGAGTTACAGGCCCTTGACACCCACGAATACGGCACTGCGAAAGTAGTGCTCGTTCCGAAGGATAGTCGAGGTCCTCGTCTCATATCTTGTGAACCGCTGGAATACCAGTGGATACAGCAGGCGCAAATGGCAGTCTTGGTAGACACCATTCAATCGCATCCGCTCAGTAGAGGCCGTATTAATTTTACGGACCAAACTATTAACCGGAAACTCGCACTGCAGGGTAGCCTAGATTTCGATCTGGCTACTTTGGATATGAAGGAGGCATCTGATCGCGTGTCCCTGAACTTGGTGAAAGCCCTGTTCAATGATACGTGGTTTGAGGCACTATACGCAAGTAGAACGCCGCAGACCCAGTTGCCTGATGGCAGAGTTGTCCAGTTCCGCAAGTTTGCTCCGATGGGATCAGCAGTATGCTTTCCTGTCGAGGCACTTGTATTCTGGGCTCTTTGTGTTGGATCACTCATGTGTACACAGAACCTGCCGCTCAGAATAGCGGCTACCAAGGTATATGTGTACGGTGATGACATCATCGTTGATGCCGCCTACCATGGCGTTATACGACAGCAACTCCCAAGTTCGGCTTGATGCTGAACGACCAGAAATGCTGCATTGCAGGACCCTTCAAGGAATCCTGTGGGATGGATGCCTACTTCGGGCATCCCGTTACCCCGCTGAAGTACAGCGCAGTGTGGAGTTACCACCTAAGTCCAGAGACCTTAGCGTCGTACGTAGAATACTCTAACGAGTGCTACAGACGCGGGTTATTCAAGACAGCTGAGCTGCTAGAAAGGTGTATCGATGGAGTTTTATCAACCCATGGAAGAGCACCCATACCGGTCGTTTCGGACCGGGAACCTAGCTGTTTAGCCTATCGTCGCGATGCGTTGGCGATTCTCGAGAACCGTCGTAGGGGAGTAAGGTCACGATTAAATCGTGACACACACACCTATCAGGTTCAGGGATACCGCCTACAGAGTCAATCAGAAATGACGACTCACTGGGGTTGGCCACTTCTCTTGCGAATACTCGCAGAAAAAGAGAGACGTGACCGCTTTAAAGACTTGGCCGACTCGAAAGTCGATCAAGATCCCCCGCCCAGCGCAACGCTAACTGGCACATACCCGATTGCTCACAGGGTTAAACTCAAGAGAG